TAATAGTAATAATAGTAATAATAGTAATAATAGTAATAATAGTAATAATAGTAATAATAGTAATAATAGTAATAATAGTAATAATAGTAAATAATATAGTGAATTATATATAGGAGAACCAAAAAAAAGAAAAAATAAAAAAATGTTATATAATTTTATTGCAAAAAATAATGATTTATATATAAATATTAATAAAGTGTTAAGAGTATTTTATATAAATAATAATGGTAAAGATATTACATTATATAATATTAACATTAATCTTAATATACCTTATTTATCAAAAGAAGATGTAATTATCACATATAAGATACTTAAAAATAAATAAATATATTTAATTAAAATGGTAGCCTTAGGTATAGATTTAGGCACTACATACTCATGTGTAGGAGTATGGCAAAACGGTAGATGTGAAATTGTTGCTAATGACCAAGGAAATAGGACTACACCATCATATGTTGCATTTACTGATACTGAAAGACTAATTGGTGATGCCGCTAAAAATCAAGCAGCATTAAATCCTGAAAATACTGTATATGATGCAAAACGTTTAATTGGTCGAAAATATTCTGATGAACATGTAAAAAAAGATAAGGAACTATTATCATATAAAATTACACCGGACAAAAATGATAAACCAATGATTGAAGTATCTCATAATGGAGAAACTAAACAATTTTCTGCTGAGGAAGTATCTTCTATGATTCTAACAAAAATGAAGGATATTGGAGAGGCATTTCTTGGTAAATCAGTAAAAGATGCGGTTGTAACTGTACCTGCATATTTTAATGATTCACAACGTCAAGCAACAAAAGATGCTGGTGCTATTGCTGGTTTAAATATTTTACGAATTATTAATGAACCAACTGCCGCGGCAATTGCATATGGTCTTGATAAAGTAAAAAATCAAGAGTCAAATGTATTAATTTTTGATTTAGGTGGAGGTACTTTTGATGTGTCATTACTATCAATTGATGATGGAATTTTTGAAGTTAAGGCAACAGCAGGTGACACTCATCTTGGTGGTGAGGATTTTGATAATCGTCTTGTTCAACATTTTAGTAGTGAATTTAAACGTAAACATAAAAAAGATCTTACAACAAGTAAACGTGCACTACGTAGACTTAAAACTGCATGTGAGCGTGCAAAAAGAAATCTATCATCTGCATCAACCGCAAATATTGAACTTGAATCAGTATTTGAAGGCGTTGACTTTTATACTAGTATTACACGAGCAAGATTTGAGGATCTATGTTCTGACTTATTTAGAGGATGTTTAGATCCAGTAGAAAAAGTAATTAATGATGCTAAGATGAGTAAAAGTGAAATTGATGAAATTGTACTAGTTGGTGGTTCAACACGTATTCCAAAAGTACAAGAACTACTTAGTAATTTCTTTGGAGGAAAAGAACTAAATAAATCTATTAATCCAGATGAGGCAGTAGCTTATGGTGCAGCGGTTCAAGCAGCCGTGTTATGTGGAGAAGAGGATATGGGACAAGATTTACTACTACTTGATGTTACACCATTAAGTCTAGGTATTGAAACTGCTGGCGGTGTTATGACAAATCTTATTGATAGAAATACAACAATTCCGGCAAAAAAATCTCAAGTATTTTCAACATATGAAGATAATCAACCTGGTGTAAATATTCAAGTATTTGAAGGTGAACGTAAATTTACAAGAGATAATAATAAACTTGGTGATTTCCTACTTGAAGGTATTCCGCCAGCACCACGTGGTGTGCCTCAAATTGAGGTTACATTTGATTTAGATACAAATGGAATTCTTAATGTAACAGCAGAAGATAAAAAAGCAGGTAGTAAAAAGGATATTAAGATTACTAATGATAAGGGGCGTTTATCTCAAGAAGATATTGATCGTATGGTAAAAGAAGCGGAAACATTTAAGGAGCAAGATGATAAGATGAAAGAAAAAGTTGATGCTAAAAATGATTTAGAGTCTTATACATATCAATTAAAATCTGCTGTAGATGATGATAAAAATGCATTAGAGGAATGTGATAGAACACAGCTAAAAGAAAAAGTAGAAGAAATTATGAAATGGCTTGAGACTGCTCAAAATGCTGAAAAAGAAGAAATCGATTCTATGAAGAAGGAACTTGAAGATGTTGCTAAACCTATTATGTCTAAATTATATGGACAAGGCGGTGCTGAAGGAGGGATGCCCGATATGAGTCAAATGCCAGGAGGAATGCCCGATATGAGTCAAATGCCAGGAGGAATGCCTGATATGAGTCAAATGCCAGGAGGAATGCCTGATATGAGTCAAATGCCAGGAGGAATGCCCGATATGAGTCAAATGCCAGATATGAAACCTACTGTAGATGAAGTTGATTAAGCTAATGTACCAAAAACATCATATATAGGAAATTTATTATCAATATTTTCAAAAAATTTTTTTTTAATTGATGAATTTGCATATTTTTTGTTTACTACAATCATAAAAACATATTCATCAAACCATGTATCAGTCATAGTATAATATCCATTATATGATTTATCTTCTTTATCCTTATCTGAACCCCAACTATTTTCTATTTGCCATCTATTAATAGTATTATCTAATTTATTATAACCAGTAATAACCATAGCATGATTTGGAACAGTGTGATAATACATTAATTTTTCTTTTTTACTTAAATCTAATTCAATATTTAACAATGATTCATAATTATATATTTCTGTATCTAATAAATTATTTTTACTTAAAAAGAATTTACCAACATCACATGCAAAAAATACTGGGTCGTTACTATTAATGCTACTTTGTGCTATTTCTTTTAATTTATCTATTTCTAAATTTAAATATTTAACTGGTAAACCTTCTTCCATATTATTCAAATATTCTACACCATAATTTTTATTATAAGTATTACGTGGATCATTAATTAAAACTATATAATCGTTTAGATTAATATTTATACTTTTATAAAAACTAATAGGATTACAATTTTTTTTTATTTTATATTTGTCTTTTTTATCTAAATATTCCCAATCAAAAGTATTTGGTGGTTTACCAAAACATTGGATCAGTAATAAATAAACATCATTTAAAATAGTTTTTCTATCAAATGTATTATTTTGTATTTTTTTAAAACTATTTAATATTATTTTGTTTAACATATGATTGATATTTCCACTTGAAGAACTATGTTTTGTTTCAGGAAATACTGATTTTGGAACTAATCCGTATTTATTAACTAGATTTACAAACATATTCCATAAACCACCATCACCAAGTGGAGATTTTAAAGTATGTTGAATATTACGTTCAGTTAAAGGTGTGTTTTTTTTGTTAAATTCTTCTAATATATTGAGTGTATAATTAACTCTTTCTAATTTATCATAAAAAAATAAATAACTTTCGGAAAACTCAAAATCATTTTTTAAATTATATTTATTTATAAACTTATGTCTAACAACATTTAATGCTGCAAATAACCAACAACGACCTGTATTTTTTTGATTTGATATACTATTTAAGTTTTTTATTTGTTTATTAAATAAATGCATATTTTCTAATAGTTTATTACTAGGAATCATTAAATCAAATAAACTGTTATTGTGAAAAGATATTAAATTTTTAGATTCAGTTAAAACACTACAGAAATCGTTTATATTTATAATATTATTTGAATTAGTATTTGAATTAGTATTTGAATTAGTATTTGAATTAGTATTTGAATTAGTATTGTTACCACCATACATATTATTAATTTTTAAATATTTACTTTTGTATTTTAAATATTTTTTTTTGTAATCAATCATTATAATATATTAAAATATATTATATTAAAATATATTAAAATATATTAAATTGATTTAATATTATAATATAGTGATTTATGTGTGAATTTATTCACTATAAATATAAACCAAAATTATTGGATTATATAAACTATAACATAAAGTTAAAAAATTATTTAATAAGTTTATCTAACACATATTTATCAAATCTGGTATTATATGGACCAAGTGGAACTTGTAAAAAAACATTATTAAATTGTTATTTAAATAAATATTTTAATAATGATAACAGTATTTATAATATGAATACTTTTGATTATACACTGTCCAATAATTATAAAATACATTATAAAAGTTCGTCTAAACACTATCAAGTTAGTTTGTTAGATAATTATAAGAATAATATATTAATTATACATGAATTAGTAAATTATTTAATTAATTCAAGATCAATATTGAATGATGATACAATTATTATTTTACACAATATTCATAAATTAAATAATAATACAAAATTATTAAAAATTATTATGGAAAAATATTATAATGTTAAATTCTTATGTAGTTCATTAACTAGACACAATGACTTAGAATTAGCTATTCAATTAAGAGCAGAAAAATTATCAGAATATGAGTTATTACAAATAGTTATAATAATTAATAAAAAACAAAATCTAAATTTATCAAATGATAAAATGATTTATTTATCTAAAAATGCAGATAATAATATTAACATATTATTAAATTCATTACAATCTATTATTAATAATAGTGATAATACATTATTATTATTAGAAGATATATGCAATATTCTTAAAAAAAAAAATATAAAAGATTATCCTCAAATTAAACAAATATTAAACAAAATATTAATATTTAATTCATATGATATATACTTTATAATTAATTATATTTATAATAAAATAATATCTTTAATAAAGAATAAACATGAATTTATAGCATATATATCATCATTGAATGATAGTAATAATAATATTGTTAAAAATATTATAATATTAGATACATATATATTTTATATTTATAAAATGTTAGTTTAACTAAAAACATTTAAAATTTATTTAATAATAAGTTATAATGTTTGAACCAGAAAATTTTTATGGTAATATTGAATATAAATTATATATTAGTTCAAAAAAAAATGACCGACTATTTTCTCAATTTTTATTTAGAATGCGTGAAGGTAATGGTAAAGCTATATATATAATAGGTATTACAGATAATGGAAAATTATATATTAAAAATATTAAATTAATCTATCATAGTATAAAAAACTTTTTAAATATAATTCAAGATCATGCTAACTATAAGATTAGGTTATTTATATATAATGATTATATATATGCAATTATAACATTAAGTAATAATAATATTATTAAAAAATTAGAATTTATTTAAGAAACTTTTATTTTTTTTTTAAGTTCTAATTATGTTAACTTATATTATTTACAAGATATAGGTTTATTTTGTTCTACATATTTTACAACTAAGTTGTTTAAAGTTTTTTTTAAAACTATCTAATCTCGATCTCAGTAAAAACTTTTTCATAAATTCCTGTAGCTTTATTGCTGCTTTGTCCTCATCATCACCAGCAGCATCAGCATCATGACTAGAATCAATATTATTACTACGATCACTAGAATCACTACGATAATTTTTCTGTTCCGGTGTTAATGTTTCATTTAGATATTTAAAAATATCTTTGTTAAGGTCTTTTTGATAGTTATTAAAATTTTCATTTGATAAATCATTCTTTTTATTTTCTAAAGTTTCTAATAACTTAGTTAATTGAGTCTTGTCTTTAGATGTGTCTTCAATAAGTATTTTATATAAATATTTTAATAATTCATCACTAAATATATAATGCATAAGTAAAGCTATATACGATACTGTAGTTATTTTATCCATTTTCTTATTTATCCTGTTTTTTAATTCGATCATCACATGTAAGAATGTTTTTTTTAGACTATCATCACTCACACTCAATTTATATATCGACCATGGATAAAATTCATTACCAATATCAGCATATATTGATGCTGATAAAATATATTTATAATAATCTACATTTGATACATACTCTAATTTTCCTAATTCACCTAAATAGTGTTTATGCTTACTATTTTGTATATGAGCATTTAAGCTTATTTTATCAAGAATCTGATGACCGGGGTGTTTTCCTATATGATTATATATTAAAAATGATAATTGTCCTATTATTTTATTTATATCATGCTCAGTTTTTCTTTCAATTTTTTGGGGTGGAAGAAACTTACATAGTAGTTCTCGATATTTTTGTACTTCTTCCAAATAATTTATTATCCTTTTAATAGGGTGCATTTGTGTAGGCAGCTCATCTAGATATTTATAAATTTCATTACTTTCTTGTGTTTGTAAAGTGCCTAATAAACTTTTTATTAATTCTATTTCATCTTTTAATGTCATATTAGTATTTTCATGTGATATAAGATTTGATAAGAATTTAATGCCTTTTAAATTTTTATCAAATATATTAGCTATAACTAAAGCTATATTTGCTGTTACATTCACTGGATCTGCCTTGATGATTTCATTTTTATTATTTAAATCATTTATAAAATCCTGACATTTTTTATTTATATTTGAAAAGTAATTCCACATAGGCCCATTTTTATAATCAAAACTAAAATATTTTTTATCCCATTTTTTATTATCAGCAATTAATGATGCTATTAAAACATATCTATAACCTTCATTGTGTGTCTTAATCTGATACAAGAATGCATCAATCATTTCTGTATTCTGATTTAAATAGGCATTTCTGAGACTGTCATTGTCATTGTCATTACTATCATATATTGAAAATGATAATAGTCCTATTATTTTATGTACATCATTATTAAAAGTGTTTTTTTGTGTTGCTTTTGGTAGTACATTTTCTCGACTACCTTCACCATTATCACCATCAGCAGCAGCAGCATCATCAGCGGCAGCAGCACCATCAACACCATCAGCACCATCAGCATCACCATCAACATCATCAGCATCACCATCAACATCATCAGCATCATCAGAAGCAGCAGCAGGAGGAGGAGCATCTGAACCGAAAATATTAAGCATAGAAGCAAAACTGAAAGTAGGATCAACACCAGAAGTTTGTACAAGAGGTTTCACTGGAGGTTGCACATTAGGTTTCACTTGAGGTTTCATTTGTTCCTTTAAAGTATTTTTATTCTGTCTGTCTATGTCATCACGTATTATTGCATCAAAATCATATAATTTTTTAGATTCTACTACATTAGGTTGTGATTTTCTTAGTTGTGTATCATCTTTTTTAGTTGAAACTTTAATTGTTCCAAATAGTCTAGAATTTAAATTGTTTGATAATTTAAACTTATTTCTATATATTAATGCTAATACTATTAATCCTATAATTGAAACAAAAGTTCCAACTAATAATGCATCACCACCGGTTTGTTTTTTATTATTTTTTGTTAAATTATAATATTTATTTTTATATTTTAAATATTTATTTTTATATTTTTCATTTATAATTTGCATAATATATATAATATATAAAAATTATAATTAAAATTATTATAATTATAATCATTTCGAAATTTTTATTTATTTTACATTCAATAGTTTTATAAGTATTATTATCTTTTTTTTTACAATATATACATATATTATTTACCTTATACCAATTATAAACACAGTTTAAATGATATCTTATATTACATTTACAATTTTTTGATTTATAGTAAATTAAATTTACATATGACAAACAAATCGGACATATATAATTCTTCATACATATTTATATCTATTTATTACCTTTATACTACTATATTAAAAAATCATATATTTTTTTTGATAATACTTTACCCAATTTTCTTTTTTCTAATTCAATATTTGCTAATAATAAATTATCATTATTTTTAAATTCCTCAATCAGATTACTAAGAGATATATATTTGTTTATAATTACTTCTGCTATTTTTTTCGATACACCTGGTATAACAGACAGTTGTACAATACTACACATATTTTTATCCATATTTTCTTTTTTATTTGTTTTTATACTAGATACATAATCACTTTTATCACAATCTATTTTTTTAAATTTACCATTATTATATTTATCCTTAATTTGAATAATTATTTTATATGTTTCATTAATATCAGTACTATTTATAATCTTAATATTATCTCTAAATAACATATTAATAATACTTCCTAATAAACTATTATAAGCTAATGTTTTACATTTATTTTTATTACCTTCAATTATATAAAATATATTATTATTATTATTAGCTAACAATCTTATTTTTTGCTCTTTATATCTTCCATCTTTAATACTTGCACCTAAATCATCATAAGTTTTTCTTTCTATAATATAAATTATTTCATTATTAATTACAAACTGAATATCACCTATTTCTAGATTTTTATTTTGATGTATAATATTATTATTTTTAAATAATTCAATTAGATCTTTTTCTCTATTATCAATAATTATTTCCATTTATTTATAATACATTATTTTTATATTTATATATTATATATGAAATTAGATATTAACTTTAAAATTTTTTCTATATTTTTATTAATTTTTATGTTAATGTATTATTTTAGTATTTGTAATAAAAAAAAAATGACTGGTGGTAATGTATCTGAAATTCAAGAAAATATTCAAAATTTATTAAAACAACAAAAAGAAAAAATTGATCTAATTAATAAAGTAACACAAGAAATTACTAATACTGGTAGTGAAACTAATAAAGATATATTTCGAGGTAATTTAAATACATACAATACTGACTTAACTACTATAGAAAATAATTTAAAAAAAGCAAGAGAAAATCTAATATTAGCAATGACACCACAACAAAGGACTGAATATTTAGCAGAACTTACTGAAGATGACAAAATAACACTACTAGATTCATTAACACCTGAGGAAAGATCATCAATTGACGCACAACAACAACAATCAGTTTCTAGTGATGCAGGTGATCTAGTTGATCCAGTTAATCCAGTTGAACCAGTTGAACCAGTTGAACCAGTTGAACCAGTTGAACCAGTTGANCCAGTTGAACCAGTTGAACCAGTTGAACCAGTTGATGTAATTGATTCTGAAATTACTGAAACTGCTGCACAAGCAAGTTCTACTGCTATTGATACTGTTACTTCGGTAACTGGTGAATCATCACAACAAGAATCACAAGTAATACAAGTTAGTAGTAATTTAACTCAAGAAGAGAAAAATGCATTTATTGGTAAATTAATGACTACTGATTGCGGTATTAATAGAGAATTATTTAATAGATTTAAAAGAGAAATTGATCAATGTCAAGGAAAACGTATCTATTTTTATGGTGGTTATAATTATAAAAAGCAATATGCTGATTTTTAATCACATTTATTTTTTAACCAGGAATCTTCTAATAAACTTTTAATATTTGAGCGTTTATCAGGATCTATTGATAGTAATTTGTGTAAAAAATTTGTAATTTCTTCTGATGTATCTTCATCAAAATTAAAATCATCGACTAATGTATTTAAAATTGTATCTTCTTCTAAAAATAATGGTGTAAATCTTAATCGACCCTTATAATCAAAATAATTTTCATAATACTTGCCTTTTTTAAATACTTTTCCTGGAAATCCTCCTAATATTTTTTTCATCATACATAATACTAAAAATTCTATTTGCGTTTTATCATTTTCATTATTATATGATGATGATGAATAACCAGAAGAACAATTTTCACCATCTTCATAATATCGTGTATAGTCAAATAAACATACACCTGTTAAAATCTCAAATAATATACAACCTGTTGCCCATATATCTATACTGGTTCCATATGGTAATCCTATAATACATTCTGGTGCACTATAATCAATAGTTCCAACATGAAAATTACATTTTTCAGTTGTTAAATGTGAAGTACCAAAATCACATATTTTTATATTTATATCCTTATTATATTTTATATTTTCAATATTATTTACAATTAAAATATTATCTAATTTTAAATCAGTATGAATTATATTTTTAGAATGAATACATTCTAAACCTTTTAATATTTGATATGTAATTTTTTTAGATAATTCTAATGGAACACATCTCATAATTGAATTAATGTTGTCTTCACTTTCTTCACTGCTATTATAATCAGTAAAACGAAATAATCTTTTTAATATATGTAAATCAAAACCTAAGTTTTCCATAACCATACATAAATGTTTTGAATTATTTTTCTTAAATGTAAATGAATCTTCTAAATGTAAAATATTAGAATTATTTTTAAAATTTTTTAATATTTTAACTTCATTTAATCCAACTGTTTCATCTGATTTGTTAGATTTACTAATTTTAAATGCAAATGTTTTTTTTTCATTATTCTCAACCTTCCATACAGATGAGTATGAACCTTCTCCCAATAACTCTAATAGTTTATATTTTTTTATTTTTTCATTTACTTCTAATTTACATAACCCCCCTTCTTCATATTCATGTATATTATCATCCATATCATTTTTATTATTTTCTAAATCTTCTTTTGTAAAATTATATGGTTCTGATAACATTATATTTTTTTATTATTATTTTTTTAAATAAATATAATTTAAATATATATTTATAAATATATTTTATAAATATATATAAATGAGTTATAGTTACGGAAATTATTCTTCACCATCATCCACGCCACCAGTAGCGACTCCACCTCCTCCACAACCTCTTCAACCACCGGTAATATCTTCTTCATCTCCACAAGTAACAAATAAGAGTGAGTCTAGTTCTACTATAACACAATCAACTATAACACAACCAGTTTATACAAGCGACAGTAATACACAATCCACAAGTGTACCTGAAACAGTAACATCTATACCATCTTCAAAAAATTATTCTTATAATCAAGGCTCGGATAATAGAAGCAATTATTCGTATAAATCATCCTATATGCCAAAAAAAAATTATAATATGAAAAATATGTATGAAAATGTAAATTACGATTCTAATAAAAATATGGAAAATCAATTCAAAACTGCACCAAGCACTTCACAAAATTATATGGAAAATCAATTTAAAACTGCACCAAGCACTTCACAAAATTACATGGAAAATCAATTTAAACCAATACGTAATAATCAAATTAACTCTAACTTAATACAACAAGAACCTTCTATGCAAACAAATAATGATAATGTTTCAGGATTTGATAATAGTATGTCAAAATTTGATAATACTGATATGACCGAAACTAGTGCAAATATGCCTAGATATAATATGACTAGAAAAAAAGAAAGTAATACTAATATGCAAATACCTGATTTAGATAATGTTACAGGATTTGATAATAGTATGTTTAAATTTGATAATACTAATATGTCCGAAACTCGAAATAGTGTACCTAAATTTTATATAAATGATTCAAAAAATTTAGATACTGAAAATAGTTTAGTAAAAAATACAAATAGTGTACCAACATTTGAAATACAAGATAATGTAGAAATAAATGAGGGCAATATACAACAATTTGAAAATATGTTAGGGGGTATGAATAGTACTGATACTAGTACATATTTTAATTATAATGATTTAGATAAGGATAATAGGTTTGTAAATGATTCTATGTTAAATAATTTTAATAAAAGATTAGTTAAAAAAACAGAAAATAAAATTATATATAATAATGAAAAAAAAATTAATGGATATAATAGTAATAAATATTATATATTAGATTAATTGTGTACACATTTCATTTTACAATTTTTATGAACTTTTGTTGTTTTTATTTTTTTTGTAAATGGAACAAAATAAATAACAGTTTTAGGTTTTACTCGTGTTGAACTATTATGTTCTAATTTATCACATCCTAAATGAGATTTATTTACTTTTTTATTTTTATCGGAACAATCTGCTCTAAAATGTTCATAAAAATCACGTACTCTTTCATAAGTCAAATTAGATTGTTTATTTAACATTTTATTAATAACTTCATGTAAATTGTAAATAAATCTGGAAAATGAAGCTCTATTTTTCATAATTTTTGCCTTATGTGTAAAAAAATTTAATGAATCTAAATTTTTTTTTAAATTTTCTCTACATGTTTTACATGGTAAAATAAATTGTAATAAAAATATAAAATAATAATATGAATTTTCTACTTGATGTTCCACAAGATTATTTTTTATATTAAACTCACATGGATCAACTGGATAATTAAACGAAATTATATGTAAAAAATGCCACAATAAAGGTCCCCATATATATGTTATCATACCATAGTCTGAATTATATTGTTCTTCTTTAAATGTTAAACTCATATATTTTATATAATATTTTATATCTATAAATTTTTATATATATATAAATTTTTAAATCTATAATTTTTTAAATCTATAATTTTTTAAATTTGTTTAATATTTCATTAATATAATTTTCAGGAATCATATTCATATCAATTAATTTTTTGTTTAATAAGTAATTTGATTCTATTTCTTTATCTTCACATTTTTTTAGAAATAATTCATTATTATTTATATATTTCATTGCTGTTTTAGGACCTAGTTTTTTATGTATAGGTTGTATATTGTCAGAACTATCGCCCATTAATATTTTTAACATTAAGTCATGATTATTATTACCACATGATTTTTCTCTTAAATTTTTAAATTTCATATTAAATATTTGGACATTATCATTATATAATAATTGTAAATAATCATAGTCTCCTGTTATAATATAAATTAAATTATCATTATATAAGTTTTTTGTTAATACACCAATAACATCATCTGCTTCACATTTATCATTATCAATATAAGTATATTTACTAATTATATTTTTATATGCATATTTGAAAAATTCACCGACTTCATTATTTTCTTTTCTTGACTTTTTATAATTTGGATATAATTCATTTCTCCATATTTCATTACGTCTACAATCCTTGCCAAAAATGACTATTGTATCTTTCGGTAATTTTAGTTTTTTTTTTATTTGTGCTATTTTTAAATCAAAATTACCAAATCCTTGTAAAAATTCTTCATTATCAATTAAATTATCTGTGCATTTTTCTTGAAATTCGAAATATTTTTTTCGTGCATAATAAATATAAAATATAAAATATGATAAATCTATTAGTAGATATGTTGACATTTTAGTATTATTATATAATATATAAATATCAATTTAAACTTTTTAAATTAAATTATATAAAAAATCATAATAATTATATTAATAATTATATTAATAATTATACTGTAATTAAATTAAAATTTTTATACTTAATAGCACTACCTCCACCATTACCACGACCTTTACTATCAGTCTTAGATAAATATTTTTTTTTCTTTCGCATTAATTCATTTTCTAGTTCATTATTAGAATATTCTGATGGTTGAGGTTCATCCGGTTCATCTTCTATAGGAATTTCACGTTCGGCCTTCATATATTTTAATTAATATTAATTTATTTTTATATATTTTATTAAATTTTAAACTTATTTTTTTGAATTATATTTTTTATTAAATATTTATAGGTATATTGTTACAATTATATTAAAGTTAATGGGGGGATGCTTAAGTGGTAATTCTGATAAAAGAACAGCATTAGATAGTAATAAATGTAGTACTTGTAATTTGGAAGAATTTGAAAAACGCGTAAACCCTTTAATTGATAATATAAAATTAAGTAGATATAAGCGTAACATTTTAAAAAAACGTTATACAAAATTAGTAGTATATTATGAAAACTATGCAGAAAATACAAGAAGAAAATACAATTTCTGTAGAATTATTATTAGTATAGGTTCTATGATCTTACCTACCTTACAAACAATACAAAATAATGAGAATGTTTCACCATATAAAGATGAGATTTTTTGGTCTGCAATAGGAACCTCATTAGGTGTTATGATTTCTAATAATGTAATATCCATGTTTTCATTAGATCGTCGTTATATTATGTACGCTATTACTGCGGAAAAATTAAAATCAATAGGATGGAAATACTTTGAGTTAAGTGATATGTTTAGTAATAAGTCACACTTAGAAAGCTGGGTTATGTTCTGGAATGAGGTAGAAAAAATTAAAAAATTACAAGTTTTGGCAGAATTTACTGATAGTGATGATAAACATCATGAACCTATGCTAATAATGAATAATAATAAATCTGAATCTGATAGCGACTATGATAGTGATACACCACGGGGCAAAGATACCCCACGAAAAACAAAAACACCAAGGAATAATGATGATTTTGAAGATGAACATGTAGTTATAAATTTAGAAGAAGAAAGACAAAAAAGAATCAAAAATACTAAATCTTCATTTAAAACAAACTTTAGTAAAATAAAAGATAATATAGATGATAATATAAATACTAACTTAGAAGAAACCGAAAATAAAATAAAGCCACTAGGATTATCTTTTAAGAATAATATGGTAAATAATGCTGAATCACAACTAGAAAATGAAAAAAAAAATGTTGAAAATGTATTTAATAATTTAGAAAATACTTTAATCGAAAATTTACATATAAATAATGAAAAAAATAATGAAGAAAATAATGAAGAAAATAATGAAGAAAATAATGAAGAAAATAATGAAGAAAATAATGAAGAAAATAATGAAGAAAATATAATAGATATTAAAAAAGATAACTAAGTATTATAAATAAATAATATATTGTTATAATATGGATATAACACGTAAAAAAAAAGATGATATATTTTATTATGTCAAAAATAAAAAAAATATTACAGAAACAGGTACATTAGAATATATAAAAAAACTAATAATACCACCCGCCTGGACCCATGTTAACATTTCAAGTAATCCAGAAGATAAAGTATTATGTGTCGGATATGACAGTAAAAATAGAAAGCAATATATTTATAATAAAAATTTTACTAATGAGCAAAAAAATACAAAATATTATCAGACTTTAATAAAATTTGGAAAAAAAATTAATATAATTCGAGAAGATATTGAATCTATATTAAGAAAAAGAGTATGGGATTTAGAAAAAACAACCGCATTTGTTATTTATGTAATAGATACATGCCATTTAAGAGTTGGTAATGAAAAATACAAGGAAGATAATAGTAGTTATGGTATTACAACCTTAGAAAAAAAACATATTAAAATAAAAACAACAAGTATATATATAGATTTTATTGGTAAAAAGGGTGTTAAAAATAAGTGTAAGTTTACAAATAATCGTATGTTAAGTTTATTTAAATCTTTAAATGATACATTTAATCCAGAAGATAATGATAGTTTTTTTAAATATTATGGACATAAAAATACAATATATACTGTTAATAGTTGTCATATTAATGATTTTTTAAAACGTTATGGTGATTTTTCTGCAAAAAATTTTAGAACCTGGACGGCAAATACTTATGTTGTAAAATATTTATATAATATTTTAGAACAATTAAAAAAACAAACAGATTTAAATAAATTATCTAATAGAAATGCTAGTATAATTATAAATAAAGCAGTAGATGGTGTATCACTGGAATTAAATAATACAAGAAATGTATGTAAAAGTAGTTATATATCAACGGATATACTTGATGATGTAAAAAAAAATCCTAGTGAGTTTTTTTATAAACTTAAAAAATATAGTAAATGTAAACTAAAAAATTCATCAAAATTAGAAAGTATTTTATTAAAATTATTATTAGAATATAGAAAAGGTTAATTATTTATTTTATTTTATTTTATTTTATTTTATTTTATTTATTTTATTTATTTATTTTATTTTTTTTATTTTATTTATTTATTTTATTTATTTATTTTATTTTTTTATAAAATAACATATATATATTTGATTTATCTATATCTTCTATATTTATTTGTTCTATTGAATCATCGTCAATATGATACCAATTATCGTCATTTAAGTATTTAGTAAAACTAGTATAATGACCACAATAAATATTGGAACCAAAATGATTAACTATACTATATAATTCTAACTTAATTCCATCAATTTCAAATAGTAGTGGATAATCAATAATTGTATTATCTTTTTCATAGAAATTATTATATCTTTTAAATGTAATAACAAATACATTAGGTGTTTTCATTATTGTAAAGCGTTTCTTACAATTATTTTCACATTTACATTTTTCACAAGTATATACAATATCATTTTCCCATGATAAGTGAGATTTTAAACAATTAATCATATTAGTAGTTACTATTTCTAATTTTAATGATATAAATGGTGTATAATTTATAGAATTATTTGAACAGTTATTACAAAATATTTCTGATTTATATAATCCATAAAAGTTTAAATTGACAAAACTATTTTTTTTTTCAAAACAATTATCCCATAATTCCATAGTTGTTTGTGATTCTTCACACGTTTCCTCATATAAACGAGTTATTATTTTTTCATAAAATTCATCTGGATCATTTTGTTCATTTATATCTGTTTTTTCTATATGTGATAAACTAATTACAATAGGTTTAGGACCTAATATACATTTAGTTTTCCATATATCTTTTAATAGTTGTTCTAATATTTTTATTAATATATTATCGGTATAAGTATTATTTATAGTATACTTAGTATCAATTAATATATTATCTAATATATAATTATTATTAAATAATGCCTGTAATATACTATTTAAATAACATGTAGCACCAAAATTAACTAGTCCACATAGTCCACCTTCCATTATGTTTAGTACTATAAATACTATTTATAAATTCAATTTTAAATATATATATATATTATTATTATTATTTAGTATTAATAATATATACATAGTTATTAGTAACTAATTTATCTTCTGATGTAACTTCAATATTAATTCGTATATTACTAATATTTGAAATATTTAATATTTCTTTTGTTGTATCATCTTGTATTTTTTTAAATGGATAACTATTAATTAACATTACTGTATCGGTTACATCTATAGTATTACCTGATGCTGTAATATGTGAATTAGTAAGATTACTAATCTTTAGCATTTTTGTTGTACTACTATTTGTTTCTTCATTTTTATTATTATTTATTACTTTATATTGATTAGAATTTTGTTGAGATAATGGAAACATATTACTTACATCAGTATTTTGTAGTTTATTATTTATATCATATTTTTTAAATCGAACTGTTGCATCATCCGGAATAAAATCAAAAATATTTTTATTATTATTAAAATTACTTAAAATACCAACATCCATATCGAATGCATCAAAATTAGTATCAAAGTTACTTATTGGTATAATATTGAAAAATGTATGTGTATTATTTAAAACATGTGTTTTAAAAACCTTATTACTACTTGAATCATATGTTTTAACAAATGTTAATATATCATCTATAAATAATTCATTAGTACCTTTATAAACTATATATTGATTATTTCCATCATAATATTCAATTGTAGTGTTTACACTAGAAAATACGTCTATTTTTTTTATATGTAATGAAATATTACTTACAGTATCACTTAGATTTATAATATTTTTATTAAAATTATCAAATAAATTTTTTTTTAATGTACCATTATAACTAAAATTATATGTATTAAAATTATTTATACTTGATATATTTGTTATAATTACATCATCTAATAAAGCAATATTATTAGGAAACTTCAATAAATTTAAAATATAATTTTGTGTATTATAGCTTTCACTTGTTATTGTTAAATTTAATGTTGATTTATAATAATAAGGTGTAAATATATAACTATAAGAATATTTATTTACTAACACATTTAAATTATTGTTTATTAAATTTAAATTATTTATATTTATATTTGTTATATTTGAATAGATATTGTCTAATATAATACTTATAGTATTATTTGTATTTTCTTTAAAGTAAATTATTGATGAATTATCATTTATATTATTTACATTATGTATTAACTGACTATTTGAATTTATATTTATATTTTTAATAAAAGTATTATCTGTTATTATATTTGTTCTATTTAAGTTAAAATTATATACAGAATTATTTACATTATTTTCAGATGTAACCGTTATATTTATATTTACGTTTGTATTATAATAATCATTATTTGAGATGGAAGAAATATCAATTATTGTATTATTTACACTATTGTTTGTTGAATTATTTATTATTGGTAAAGTTTCAACTACATTATTGTGAGTTTTTGTAGCAATAAAATTAATTAATGAATATTGATTATTTTTATTTATTGTAAAATCTAATGCATTATCAAAACTAATATTATTATAAGTTTTTATTAGATTATTAAAATCATTTACCTTTGATATATTAGATACTTGTAAATCTATAATAAATATATCTGAATCACTTGATTTAATATAATTCAATAAGTCTAAATTATAATTATTAATATTATTTAGATTATTTATATTACGTAAACTTGATGATAAATATAAACCTATAAATTTATTGTTATATTTTTTAACTAATGTTGGTGTAGTTATTTTAAAATCTATATTTGATAAAACATTATTTTTTTGGTTTCTTAATCTATAATATCCTATTGTTGATAATAAAAAGTCAGTTACATAATTTACTACATCGCCATTACTATTTAGATTTTTATTATACAATTTGTCTCCAATGCCTATATCATAATTTTCACTATTTTCTATACTTATATCACCTGTATCATTAGTATATAATGTATCTGTATTATTATTTATTAATTCATTTACAATATTATCATTAATAGTTCTATTAACTATTTGATTATATGAGTTAAGTACATTATATAAATTAATATTACTTGATAAGTCAATTAATGATAATGTTAATATTAATTCTATATTAGTATCAATAGTTATTGACACTTTATCATTATTTTTGTAACCTGAACCTATATTTATAATATCTAATGAATATTTAATATTTAATATAGTATTAGTATAATCTAATAATAAATTATTGATTCTTATTGTTAAATCTGTGCCTGAACAATAATTTAATTTATTACTATTATAATATTTATTAATATATCTTTTATTATTTATATTTAAAGTATTATCAGTAATATAAACATTATTTGATATATTATTTTCTAAAAGTTGAGCACTAATTAATCTTGAATTATCTACATATTTATATATATTTAAATTAGATATATCACCTTGTATCTGAGAGTAACTAAATATATGTGGATATATATTAATATAATTACTAATAAACATATTTATTATTTTTTCCAATGTAATATCATATTTATTTAAATCTGTGATAACACTATTATGATCATAATTTATGTTTATATCATTATATTTTATAAATATATTGTTATGATGTTTATTTGTTATAAAATAGTCAGATGGAATATTATTGTTATATAACATAATATATGAATTTTTTTGCAATAAGGAATTATGTATATTATTATCATATATTGTACCATTTTGATTATAATCCAAAACACGTGCTAGTGTTTGAACAACATGTAAAAATTTTTGTTCATTAATATTATTTTCAATAATAGTATTATTAATATTTTTTAAACCAACTACATGTATATTGTATACACTCATATATTTATCTATATTTGATATACCCGTTTCATTATAATATAGATTGCTAAAATTATTCAAAGTATTATATATTTTAGTTGTATATAAATTTAATATATATTGATATCCTTTTATATCCGATATAAAATATTTATTATCATTACTGGATATTGATATACATATATTTAAATTTAAATTAGATTCCGGTTTTAATACTAATATATTACCAAAAGTATTATTTTGTAAATTATGTATATTATCAAATGAATGAATATATAGTTTTTTATTTTTTAGTGAATTATTTATAACAAATGTATAGATTAATCCTTCTTTAACATTTGGTAAATTTATATGTTTATCTTCTTCTAAGTCTATTGATACTATTGAATTTGATTCAATAGTATCAAGTGTATTATAATCTATCGAAGTTTGCTTACCATAATATTTGTAATAATCAGATGTTAAAAACACATTTTGTAAATTTGGTATATTTCCATAAATTATATTATTATTTGATTTATTTGTATTAAATCCAAGTAATGTTGATAAAGATGTTTCAATTATATTAAATTCTACACTACTCTTAACTAATTTATATCTATCTTGTTCAATAGTAATAATATAGTTTTCTAAACTTAATTTATTTGATAAAATAGATAATAATTCTGTTGTTAAGTTATTATTATCAATAGTATAGGTATATGTATTATAACTACTTAAATCTAGTAAAAACTCTAATCTTCTAGTTA